CTGGCAGTTATTCATTGAGGTAACAGGTCCAGGGGGAAGTGGTAAAAGCGTGATGGCGGAGATTTGCACCATGCTGGCGGGTAAGGCCAACACAGTATCGGCAAGCATGAAGGCGCTGGAAGATGCAAGGGAACGCGCGTTAGTGGTTGGCTTTTCGCTGATTATCATGCCGGATATGACCCGCTACGCTGGTGATGGGGCAGGAATTAAGGCCATTACAGGCGGTGACAAGGTGGCAATTGACCCGAAACACAAAGCCCCCTACTCAACGCGTATTCCGGCAGTAGTGCTGGCGGTTAACAATAACGCCATGTCATTCAGTGACCGCAGCGGGGGGATCTCACGTCGTCGGGTGATATTCAATTTTTCGGAAGTTGTACCGGAGAACGAACGCGATCCAATGCTGGCGGAAAAAATAGAAGGTGAGTTGGCGGTAGTGATTCGCCATCTGCTTACACGGTTTGCTGACCAGGACGAAGCCAGACGCCTGTTATATGAGCAGCAGAAATCTGAAGAAGCACTGGCGATAAAGCGAGAGGGGGATTCGCTGGTGGACTTCTGCGGCTATCTCATGGCGTCGGTAATGTGTGATGGCCTGTTAGTGGGTAATGCTGAAATTGTGCCATTCAGCCCACGCAGGTATCTCTATCATGCCTATCTGGCTTATATGAGGGCACATGGGTTTGGTAAACCTGTAACACTGACGCGCTTCGGTAAAGATATGCCGGGGGCAATGGCGGAATATGGCAGGGAGTATATGAAACGGAAAACGAAGCACGGTTTGCGTTCAAACGTGACACTGACGGAGGAATCAGAAGACTGGATGCCATCATGTGTATCGGTCACTAATGACGATAGCAAAAATTAAACTTATGGAATAACTGTTCACCACTGTTCACCCTGTCATAAATATCTTTTGTATCAGTATGTTATAGGGTGAACAGTTATTTATGAACTGTTCACCAAACTATTCACTGTTCACCTTTTTGATTGTTTATTGAGCTTCAAGGGTGAACAGTGGTGAACAGTTGGTGAATAGTTTTTGTGAAACTGTTCACCCCTTAACATTATGAATTAAAAGATAAAATATCAAAAGGTGAACAGGTGAAGGGTTAAAACGCAAAAATTTTAATTTACTGCTGTGAGATAAAGCCTATGACAGCGAAGCACACAAAAAAATCACAATCGCACGCCCTTGATTTGACGGAACACTGGTTAAGGGTGTCGATAAAAATCATCGACCGCAACGCCGGGGAAGGATATGCGAAAGCACATCCCGAACTGATTAGCTCATTCATGACAACGGCAGCTGCAAACTTTGCCACGCTGACAGAACGGGAGATTGCCGAAGCGGAACAGGTGACAACCATCAACGTTAAAACCGGAGAGCAGACAGCATGACAGCACAGATAGCGGCTTACGGGCGGCTGGTGGCTGACCCGCAGTTAAAGACCACCAGCAAGGGTACACAAATGACGATGGCGAGTATGGCGGTCCCACTTCCGTGCAGCCAGGCAGATGACGGAACGGCGACGATGTGGTTATCCGTCCTGGCGTTTGGCAGACAGGCCGACGCACTGGCAAAACACCACAAAGGCGAACTGGTGAGCGTGGCGGGTAACATGCAGGTAAGCCAGTGGACAGGCCAGAACGGCGAAACGCGGCAGGGCTGGCAGGTTATCGCAGACAGTGTAATCAGTGCCAGAACGGCGCGACCGGGCGGCAAAAAAGGTCAACAGGGCCAGGCTACTGACGCACTGAACAGGGCAAAACAACAGTCGGGGAATGATGATCCGTACGGCGATAATATACCGTTTTAAATTCTGCAAATAAAAAAATGCCGGAAGAAAATAGATTTTCCGGCATGCTACATAAATCCCGACCAAAGGAAGTAAATACATTAACACGAATTATCAGCACTGAAGTTGTCACGGCAGATTTTATACAACATTGCACTTGGTTGCATGTATTCGCATAGCAGACATCGGTAATAGAATATATTCACAATTATTTGTAATGAATGTAAAGAGGATGAGTATGGTTGATTTATATTCGCCTACACAGCTTGTGCAGGTGGCTAATGCTGAAGATGTGCAAAAAAAATTAAATGCGTTGTTTACCAGTTTGTTTTTCACTCGCTCGGTAATGTTTGAATCGAGAGACATTATTCTTGATACGATCGACGATCCAAATATCCCGATCGCGGCGTTTTGCTCTCCTATGGTGGGCAGTAAAGTTTCACGAGATGAGGGATACGAATCAAAAACAATTCGCCCTGGCTATATGAAACCGAAAAGCAGCATTGATCCAAATAAGTTAGCTGTGCGCCCTGCTGGTGTATCACCTGAACAATACAATGCTTTTGGGGCGCGTAATATTAAAGTTAAACAGGCGATTGTAAATCAGGCTAAAGCTATACGTGCACGTATTGAATGGCTTGCTGTTCAGGCAATCACAACGGGGAAAAATATCATTGAGGGCGATGGTATTGAACGTTATGAACTGGACTGGAATATTAAACCACAAAATATCATCACTCAGTCTGGCGGTGCTGAGTGGTCAGGTAAGGATAAAGGATCTTTTGATCCAAATGATGATATTGAGAGCTACGCAGAATTTAGTGAGGGAGTCACTAATATCATTATTATGGGCGGCAATGTATGGAAAAAATACCGCTCATTCAGAGCTGTAAAAGAGGCTCTGGATACCCGTCGAGGTTCTAATTCCGAACTGGAAACGGCCCTTAAAGACCTTGGTGATTCGGTGAGTTTTAAAGGGTATATGGGCGATGTTGCGATTGTTGTTTACAGCGGGCGTTATACCGACGAGGACGGAACTGAAAAATATTTCCTTGATCCTGATTTGATGGTGCTTGGCAATACGGCTCTTCAGGGGATTGTCGCTTATGGCGGTATTCAGGATCCGGAGCTAATTCGGATGGGGCTGACTAAAGCCGAACTTGCACCGAAAAACTATATTGTGCCTGGTGATCCGGCTATTGAATATGTGCAGACACATTCAGCACCACAGCCAATACCGGCCCGCATCAATCGTTTTGTTACCGTTCGCATTGGCTAAGGGGGAGCAATGGCTACTCATTACACTGAACTCATGTCTGGCACTGAAGCACTGGTTACTACGCTGGGGATATTTTCAGCCAATAAAGGGGTAATACCTGCGTTTACGCCACTGATGCAGGAAGATGCAACTGGTGCGCTAGTGGTATGGGATGGAACGAGCGCAGGCAAAGCGGTTTATGTTTCCGCTGTACAAATCGACACAGCGAAAAAAACACAGGCACAGGTTTATAAGACAGGTGTTTTAAATGTTGATGCTCTGAACTGGCCTGAGTCTGTAAAAGAACTGTCGGCAAAGGTTGCCGCGTTTGTTGGCTCAGGTATTTCTGTTCAGCCGCTGGCTCGTGTGTAAAGGGGGATACAATGCAGAATCATTACAATGACCTTAAGCCAATTGCCGAAATGATGTATCCGGATCCAGCAGTAGAGGAATTAAAGGCTATTGCTGACAAAATGCGTTTAAGTGAACGCCTTGTTGATATGAATCAGGTGATGGAACTTACTACCCTTAGCCGTCGCACATTGCTAAACCTTGAGGCTCGCGGAGAGTTCCCCGAGCGCGTACAGGTTACGGAAGGGCGTAAGGCCTGGTATTTAAGTGAAGTGATCGACTGGATAAACAATATTCCTCGAGCTTCTGAATATTGCCGCGTACCTGTCCCAAAAAAGCCAGATGCGGCGCTATGCCTCAAGATTGAGCGTGTACGTCGCAATGCACGGGATGGTCGCTATAAGTTGATTGGTTGATGAAATTAGGGCCCGTTCTGGCTGGCGGGTCCTTTCCGGCGATCCGGTAGGCTACGGGGCGGCGACCTCGCGGTTTTTCGCTATTTATGAGCTTTTTCAGGGTGGTGGTGGTGGTTTTGTTGTTTGCTCTATCTCCATGAATAAAAAGGGAAAGATAACACCAACACACCAACCTGAAACCTTGACCAAGTTGGGATATTGATGAAATCGCACCTGATGAACAAAAAAACCATGGCGCAAAGCTGCCGGGTAAGTGCTACAGCATTCGACAAGTGGGGAGTGACTCCCGTTGAACGTAAAGGCCGTGAGGCGTTTTATGATGTTGCCAGCGTGATAGACAATAGGGTTAACAATGCAATTAGCCAGCTTACAAACGACAAAGGCGAGATTGATGATGATGAACTCTTACGAGTCAGGATCAGATTACTGACAGCACAGGCGGAGGCGCAGGAACTTAAAAACGAGCGCGATCGCGGTGACGTGATTGATACAGAGTTTTGCATGTACGCGCTTTCAAAACTGGCGAGTCAGATTTCATCAATCATGGACAGCCTCCCGCTTACTATGCAAAGGAGCTTCCCACAGATGACCCCCGTCATGCTGGATGGCCTGAAAAAAGAAGTTGTCAGAGCCTGTAACGCATGCACAAAACTTGATGAAAACATCCCGCGAATGCTGTCCGATTATCTGATGGAAACTACCGGAAATGTGCCTGATAAGTTTCAGCCGGATAAAGACAAGTAACGTAGTGCACAATGACCGAAGCCAGTTTACTGACTGGCTTTCAGCGTTGCGCTGGTGGGCGTTATGCGTCAGTGATGAACAAAAAACAATCGAAATCGACACCGAAAAATAAAACATCAAGTCATATCAATATATTGCATTGGTGGTGATGACGAATAAAAATGCAAAAACTAGCCTTTTTCCGCGATGCTCCCGCCCCGTGGCAGGGCACCCCACAAGGAGGACCCGCCATCACTATGGAGGCCATGACCATGACCATGACCGAGACCGAAGCGCTCGGGATAATCCGCAGTATTACCGGAATCAGCCAGCAGGCTGGCGAACAGGAGGCCACGCAGCCGGACAGCGTGATAGCCGAAAATTACGCGCGTGTTGTTGCTGAGGTGATGCGCCGTGATGGTATTGAGCTTAACGGCGTGGATATGTGCAACATACGAACCAGAGTCCTTGAGTTGCTGGCATACCGTCGCCGTTCTCAACAACGGAGGGAGAGCGCGAAAAATACTTACCAGTGGAAGAAGCCGGAACGGCTGCGGCGGTAACTTGCTGATATTCCCGATAACGCAAAATTGCGTTGGCTGGTGGGTGAGTTGCAGATCTGCAACTCGACCATGAAATTACGGAAACTACCCGTAGTTTGGGTAGTAAGAGCAACACCCAGATTTTGGGGGTTACTTGTGATACCCATATTTTGGGTATCAGAGGAAGAAATATCGTTTCTCATATGTGAGTACCGAGGGCGGAATTCCGCCTTCGGTTACTTATTGTGCCCATGCACAGGGAGGGGCGGGTCAAATCTCTGTACCCTGACGTCTTCCGGACTGCCAGCCCCATCGATTTTTTATACCCGCGAAAAATGAAAAACGCTTCACGCTGGTGGGCCTGATGCCGATATGGGGATCCACATAACGGATTATCCGTGATCATCGACCAGCTATCATGTCGGATAGTTAAAGTTTCATGACAGGTATGATGTTGCGTAACTTGTTGTTTTTATACCTGCTTATACTCTGTCACGGTATCCTATAGGTATCCTAGAAAAAACGAAGGGGTCACGCTGTTAACGTAACCCCTTGATAGATATGGTGGCCCCTGTTGGGTTTGAACCAACGACCAAGCGATTATGAGTCGCCTGCTCTAACCACTGAGCTAAGGGGCCATGGTAGCGGATTATAAAGTAACTCCGTGTCGCAATCCAGCCATTACCGCTCGCCTGCTGTTTTTATAAACAATGTATTTTCAATCCGTTATACTTTTCCTGGTGATGTTAGAAAGGAGTAAATATGGTTGAGGATATTTTGGCTCCAGGGTTACGGGTTGTGTTTTGCGGTATCAATCCTGGTCTTTCATCCGCCGGAACTGGTTTTCCCTTTGCTCATCCGGCAAATCGCTTCTGGAAGGTGATATATCAGGCTGGGTTTACCGACCGTCAGTTGAAGCCGCAGGAGGCACAGCATCTGCTGGATTATCGTTGTGGTGTCACCAAACTTGTAGACCGTCCAACAGTGCAAGCCAATGAAGTTTCAAAGCAGGAGCTGCACGCAGGCGGGCGTAAGCTGATTGAAAAAATTGAAGATTACCAACCACAAGCGTTGGCAATTCTGGGCAAACAGGCGTTTGAGCAAGGATTCAGCCAACGCGGTGCACAGTGGGGGAAGCAAACGCTCACTATTGGTTCGACGCAGATTTGGGTACTGCCAAATCCCAGCGGTTTAAGTCGCGTTTCACTGGAGAAACTGGTTGAGGCGTATCGGGAACTGGACCAGGCGCTGGTAGTGCGTGGGCGATAAAAAACGCCACCGAAAAGGTGGCGTTTGTGCAAAGGGAAAAGTGCCGGATGTGGTGTAACGCCTGATCCGGCCTACCGATTAATCGTCCAGGAAGCTACGCAGTACTTCAGAACGGCTCGGGTGACGCAGTTTACGCAGCGCCTTCGCTTCGATCTGACGGATACGTTCACGGGTAACGTCGAACTGTTTACCCACTTCTTCCAGCGTGTGGTCGGTGTTCATATCGATACCGAA